GGTGGTACCCATATCAGTTAATTACCCCTTCTTTTTCAAGCCGACCCAGGACGGAATGGACCGTCCAAAGACCGAGCTTGCCTACCGTGTCCCAGCCTCCAAGTTTACCAGACGTTCCATCACCGCCACCACCGCCGATGAAACCTTACAGGACGAACTACAGGGACTTGACACCACCATCGACTGGAAGAATACCGGTGACAACTCCTACGATGGGGAGAAACTCAAACTCCTCGTTCATGATGAATCGGGGAAGTGGGAGAAGCCCAACAACATCCTCAACAACTGGCGCGTCACCAAGACGACATTAAGATTAGGTAGTAAAATTATTGGTAAATGTATGATGGGTTCAACATCTAACGCATTAGATAAAGGTGGTAGAAACTTTAAAAAATTATATGATGAATCAGATGTTACAAAAAGAAACCGCAACGGACAGACTAGTTCGGGATTATATTCTTTGTTCATACCTATGGAATGGAACTACGAAGGCTACATCGATTCTTATGGCTTACCTGTCTTCGACACTCCAAAAACAGAAGTACCTGGACCACAAGGAGAATTTATTGATCTTGGGGTCATTGAGTACTGGGAAAATGAAGTTGATGGCTTAAAAGATAATCAAGATGCTTTAAATGAGTTTTATAGACAGTTTCCAAGAACTACAAAACATGCTTTTAGAGATGAGTCTAAATCTTCTTTATTTAATCTAACAAAAATATATCAACAAATAGATTTTAATGAAGATCAAAATAATAAAACATTAGTTACACAAGGTAATTTTATATGGGAAAATGGAATTAAAGATACAAGAGTAGTATTTTTTCCTAGTAATCAAGGCAGATTTTATGTAACTTGGGTTCCTGATAAAAACTTACAAAATAGGTATATAGAACGAAATGGTATTAAATATCCTGGTAATGATCATATAGGTGCTTTTGGTTGTGATCCATATGATATATCAGGTACAGTAGATAAGCGAGGTTCTAATGGAGCATTACATGGACTTACAAAGTTTAGTCTAGAAAACGCACCAGCTGATCACTTTTTTTTAGAATACATAGCAAGACCTCAAACTGCTGAAATATTTTTTGAAGATGTATTAATGGCTTGTGTATTTTACGGTATGCCAATACTTGCAGAAAATAATAAACCAAGACTTTTATATCACTTTAAACGTAGAGGTTATAGAGGTTTTGCAATGAATAGACCTGATAAACTTAGAAATAAATTATCAGTTACTGAAAGAGAAATAGGTGGTATACCTAATTCTAGTGAAGATATAAAACAAGCTCATGCTGCTGCTATTGAATCTTATATTGAAACAACTGTAGGATTTAATGGTGATACTTATGGTGACGTCTATTTTCAACGTACATTAGAAGATTGGGCTGCTTTTGATATTAATAATAGAACAACGCATGATGCTTCTATTAGTTCTGGTCTTGCTTTAATGGCGTGTAATAAAAATAGATATGCTCCAGTAAGCAGAAGAAAGCGAGATCCAATTGATCTTGGAATTAAAAAATATGATAATCGAGGTTCGTTATCAAAAATAATTAAGTAAATGAATATATATACAAATGCCTATAGCGCTTTTCCTAGCCAAGTTGTGCCGGATGCAGAAAAATCTTCGTTAGAATATGGAAGACAAGTGGCACAAGCTATTGAAGGCGAGTGGTGGAGACAAGGTGGTAATGGCACTAGGTTTGCTACATCATTTAATAGGTTTCATAGTTTAAGATTATACGCAAGAGGTGAGCAACCAGTTCAAAAATATAAAGATGAATTAGCTATTAATGGTGATATGTCTTATTTAAATTTAGACTGGAAACCAGTTCCTGTAATATCTAAATTTGTAGATATAGTAGTAAATGGTTTATCTAATAAATCTTTTGAAGTAAAAGCATTTGCGCAAGATCCAGTATCTTTAAAAAAGCGAACTGATTATGCTAACGCTATTATGCATGATATGTTAGCTCAACCTTATTTACAAAATTTAGAAGCTAATCTAGGCGTAAATAATTATAAAAGTACAACACCTGCTGCTTTACCAGAAAACCAAGAAGAATTAGATCTTCACATGCAGTTAAGTTATAAGCAGTCTATAGAAATAGCTGAAGAAGAGGTAATAGATAATACTCTTGCTAAAAATAGATTTGAAAATATAAAGAAAAGATTCAACTATGATTTAGTTACATTAGGTATTGGTGCTGTTAAAACAGACTGGAATTTAGCTAATGGTGTAACAGTTGATTATGTAGATCCAGCAAGATTAATATATTCTTACACAGAAGATCCAAATTTTGAAGATATATATTATGTAGGTGAGGTAAAACAATTAACTATAGGTGAAATTGCTAAAAAGTTTCCACATTTAACTGAGGAGCAATTAGATAAAATACAAAAGACAAAAGGTATTAGAAACCAACTATACGGTTGGCAAACGTACGATGAAAATACTATACAGGTTTTATTTTTTGAATATAAAACTTATAATACTCAAGTGTTTAAAATTAAACAAGGTCAAAATGGTTTAGAGAAAGCTATTGAAAAACCAGATACTTTTAATCCTGAACCTAGTGATAATTTTGAAAGAGTTGGTAGAAAAATAGAAGTATTATATGAAGGTGTAAAAGTAATAGGTAATAACGAGCTTATTGAGTGGAGATTATCTGAAAACATGACTAGACCTTTTGCTGATACTACAAAGGTAGAAATGAGTTATGCCATATGTGCACCTCGTATGTATAAAGGTAGGATAGATTCTATAGTAAATAGAATAACTGGATTTGCTGATATGATACAGTTAACTCATTTAAAACTACAACAAGTTATGTCGCGTATGGTACCAGATGGTGTTTACTTAGATATGGACGGTCTTGCTGAGGTTGATTTAGGTAATGGTACTAATTATAATCCAGCAGAAGCATTAAATATGTATTTTCAAACTGGTAGTATTGTAGGTAGATCACTAACTCAAGAAGGTGATATGAATCCAGGTAAAGTTCCTATTCAAGAACTACAAACATCTAGTGGTCAAGGTAAAATACAAAGTTTGATTAGTACTTATCAATACTATTTACAGTTAATAAGAGATGTGACCGGATTAAATGAAGCGAGAGATGGTAGTATGCCAGATAAAGATTCTTTAGTAGGTTTACAAAAAATGGCTGCTAATGCATCTAATACAGCTACAAAACATATATTACAAGCTAGTTTATGGCTCACGCTTAGAACATGTGAAAATATATCTTTAAAAGTAGCTGATTCATTAAGTTATCCTTTAACTTTAAATTCTCTTAAAAGTTCTATATCTACTTATAATGTAGGTACTTTACAAGAAATAGCAAACTTAAACTTACATGACTTTGGTTTATATCTACAGTTAGAACCAGAAGAAGAAGAAAAAGCACAGCTTGAACAAAATATTCAAATGGCTCTTCAACAAGGTGGTATAGATTTAGAAGATGCTATAGATATAAGACAAATTCATAATTTAAAACTTGCTAATGATTTATTAAAGCAGAAACGTAAAAAGCGTCAAGCTATGGAGCAACAGCAAGCTCAAATGAATATTCAAGCACAAGCAGACGCTAATGCGCAAACTGCTGAAAGAGCTGCTATGGCTGAGGTACAAAAACAAGAAGCTTTATCTGCTCAAAATTTAAATTACGAAAAAGCTAAAAGTCAATTCGATATACAACGCATGCAAGTTGCTTCTCAAATTAAACAACAAGAAATGCAGATTCAATTTGATTTTGATAAACAACTAAAAGAAATGGAAGTTGATCAAATGATACAGCGTGAAAAGTATATTGAAGATCGTAAGGATAATAGAACCAAATTAGAAGGAACTCAACAGAGTAAAATGATAGATCAGAGAAAATTTGATTTATTACCTACTAATTTCCAACAAAACCAATAACTAATTTTATAATATTTTATTATGTCAGAAAAAGAAACAAAGAAGCCTGAGGTGACTAAAGAAGTCAAATCAGAAGGTGGAGATATGAAAATTAAATCAAAACCAAAAGTAAAAAAGTTTAGCGAAAAGAAAAACGAACCTGTAAAGGTAGATCTAAGTAAAGATCCTAATGTTAAACTTGAAGAAGATATTAAAGTAGATTTAACTAAAAAACAAGAAGACGATGCCATTCAAATCGGAGAAACAAAGGAGGTACCTGTGGGCGACAAACCCGAAACTGGCAAAAAAGTGGACGAAGAAGTACGGGTCAGCAATACAGATGAAGTACAAAAGTCCAACTCGCCTCTTGTCGAAGTTACTGAAGAATCCAAACCGGAAGTAAAAAAACTAGAGCAAGAAATAAAAGAAGCTAAAAGAGATGAACAAGTATTGGGTAAAAAATTACCTGAAAATGTTGAAAAGCTAGTTACTTTTATGGAAGAAACTGGTGGTACAGTTGAAGACTATGTAAGATTAAATGCTGATTATTCAAAAGTAAACGATGATGTTTTATTAAAAGAATACTACAAGCAAACAAAACCTCATTTAAATGACGAAGAAGTTTCATTCATTATGGAAGAAAATTTTAGTTATGATGATGATGTTGATGAACAGCGAGACATCAAGAAAAAACAACTCGCTAAAAAAGAGGCTATAGCAGAAGCTAAAGACTTTTTAGAGGAATTGAAAGAACAATACTATGACGAAATTAAACTTCGTCCAGGTATTAATCAAGAACAACAAAAAGCTTTAGATTTTTTTAACCGTTATAGCAAAGAACAAGAAATAGCTACGCAAAGACATGAAACTTTTGTAAATGATACTAAGCAACTATTTACTGATGAATTCAAAGGTTTTGATTTCGAAGTTGGTGAAAAGAAGTTTAGATACGGTATAAAAGATCCTGACTCAATTGCAGAAAATCAATCAAACATTAACAACTTCGTCGAGAGGTTCTTAGACAATGAAGGTAATGTTAAAGATACGAAAGGTTATCATAAAGCTATGTACGCTGCTCAAAATATAGACAAAATCGTAAATCATTTTTACGAGCAAGGCAAAACTGATGGAATTAAAACTGTAATGGATAATTCAAAAAATCCTACAACAGCTACTCGTGAGACAGCTGGCGGTGATATTTTTATTGGTGGTCTTAAAGTTAAAGCTATTGACGGAGTAGACAGTTCAAAACTTAGAATAAAACGAAGTAAATTTAACAATTAAAACTATTTAAAATGGGTGTATTAAGTCCTCAGTTCGGGAGTCTTATACCATCGCCTAAAAAACAAACTTTAGTAGACAACTACTTAAATTTTGCTGACGGTGGAGGTAATGATTTCGCGCAACAATATCTACCTGAAATATATGAAGCCGAGGTAGAACGTTATGGAAACAGAACGATTGGAGGCTTCTTAAGAATGGTTGGTGCTGAAATGCCAATGATGTCTGACCAAGTTGTATGGTCTGAACAAAACAGATTACATATCTCTTATGATAATGTATCAGTTACTGGTTCAGGTGTAAACAACGGTAGTAGATTAACTATCGTAGGTGCAGATAACGCGGTATTTATTAACCAAACAATCGTAATTATGGATCCAAATGATCCTTCATTTACTGTAAAATGTATCGTTTCTGATTCAGGTGCAAACACTGGTTCAGCATTAGGTGCTTTAGTTATCGACGCTGTTCCTTATACTAGAGCTAAAATTAATGCTAATGTAGCCGCTGGTATGACTGGATTAAAAATGTTTGTTTATGGTTCTGAATTTGGAAAAGGATCTACATTAGATAACTCTACAGGTCAATCTGTTGAGCCACAATTATCTGTATTTAGCAACAAACCAATTATTATTAGAGATAGATACGCGGTATCTGGATCTGATACAGCACAAATCGGCTGGGTTGAAGTAGCTGCTGAAGATGGAACTTCTGGATACTTATGGTATCTAAAAGCTGAAGGTGAAACTAGATTAAGATTTGAAGATTATTTAGAAATGGCAATGATCGAAGGTGAATTAGCTAATGGTGCACAAGCAACCGCTATACGTGGTGTTGCAGCTTTAGGTTTCCCTGGAACTGCTGGTGCTGGACAAATCGGTACTGAAGGTTTATTTGCTGCTATCAACAATGGCGGTAATGTACTTTCTGGATTTGCTGGTTCATTACAGGATTTTGATTCTGTATTACAATTACTAGATAGCCAAGGAGCTATTGAAGAGAATATGTTATTCTTAGACAGAAAAACTGAGTTATTATTTGATAACATGTTAGCACAACAAAACTCTTACGGAGCTGGTGGTACATCTTATGGTGTATTTGAAAACTCTGAAGACATGGCGCTTAACTTAGGTTTCTCTGGATTTAGAAGAGGTTCATATGACTTCTATAAGACTTCTTGGAAATACTTAAACGACGCTTCATTAAGAGGTGGATCTGCTAACTTTGTTAACGGTGACAATATCGATGGTGTATTAGTACCTGCTGGAACTTCTACAGTATACGATCAATTACTTGGAACAAACATTAGAAGACCTTTCTTACATGTAAGATATAGAGCTTCTCAAGCTGATGATAGAAGAATGAAATCTTGGCTAACAGGTTCTGTTGGTGGAGCATTTAGTTCTACATTAGACGCAATGGAAGTAAACTTCTTATCTGAAAGATGTTTATGTGTTCAAGCTAGAAATAATTTTGTATTATTTACAGCTTAATTTTTATATAGGTAAGGGCGCTTCGGCGCCCAATACCTTTAACTTATTTAATTATATTATATCATGACAAAAAAAGTAAAAGTAAACCCAGCTGAAGAAGGTTGGGAAATAAAAGATAGAACATATGTTTTAAGAGGTGACAAAAACCCTTTAACATATACAATAAAATCAAGACATACAGAAAAATATCCTCTGTTATATTTTGATACAAATAAAAACTCACAAAGAGCATTAAGATATGCTACAAATCAATCTTCTTGTTTTACAGATGAACAAAAAGGTGAAGTAACTTTAAAACATATTATGTTTACAGATGGTTCACTAACAGTTCCAAAACAAGAACAATCTTTACAAAAACTGCTTTCATTATATCACCCTGATAGAGAAAAAAGATATAGAGAGCTTAAACCTTTGCAACAAGCAGAACATGAGGTTGATGAAATAGAATATCAAATTGAAGCATTAAATATAGCTAAAACGCTAGACGTAGATCAAGCAGAAGCAATATTAAGAACTGAAATTGGTTCTGAGGTAAACAAAATGGCTTCAAAAGAAGTAAAAAGAGACTTGTTAAAATTCGCTAGAGATAACTCAAGATTATTTATTGACTTAGCTAACGATGAAAATGTACAGTTAAGAAACTTTGGTATCAAAGCTGTAGAACAAGGTTTAATAGAATTAGCTAACGATCAAAGAAGTTTTACTATTGGTAAAAACAAAAGAAAACTATTTAGTGTTCCTTTTGATGAAAATCCATACGCAGCATTAGCAGCTTGGTTTAAAACTGATGAAGGTGTAGAAGTTTATAAGAACGTAGCTAAAAAGCTTATTTAACAATAAAAATAGATTATAATGGCAATAAATGTTGATACTGTATACAAAACAGTTTTATTAATACTTAACCAACAACAAAGAGGATATATGACACCTGACGAGTTCAACAGAGTTGGTACTCAGGTGCAGTTAAATATATTTCAAGGTTATTTTGATGCACTTAATCAACAATATAGATTGCCTCAAAACGATACTGAATATGCTAACCGTGTTGAAAACATAGAAAAGCAATTACAGTATTTTCAAAGAACTGGAACCGTTGCTTATGTTGCAGGACCACCTGCTCATTACACTTTAACAGCTGACGGTACAGATGTAATATACAGATTAGGCTCTGTTTTTTATAAAGAAGCAGAGCTTACTCAGTATGCTCAAAGAAACGAAATAACTCAGTTATTATTATCTCCACTAACTCAACCCACAAGTAATTTTCCAATATATTTATATGAGAAAGATAAAATATTTGTATATCCTTCAACACTTATTAATGTAAAGGAACAACCAAATATAACTATTTCTTATATTGCTAAGCCATTAGATATAGAGTGGAACTACACAATTGGTGGTGTTGGTCAATATTTATACAATTCTGTTACATCAGTTGATTTTGATTTAAGTGTATCAGAGCAAACAAATGTTATAATACAAATACTAGCATATGCAGGAGTAATAATAAATGATCCTACCATTATACAGGTAGCGCAAATGGAACAACAACAAGAACAACAAACGCAAAATTCATAACTTATGCCTAAACCAGATGGCGGATTAATCCGTGAAAATAATTTTCAGTATTACGCCGGAGCGCAGATATTATATACTTCAGCGGGACCAACTACTGTATATGATTTTACATTCAATACTAAATTAGTATTAGGTAGTTCTACGAGTTATGCGACTACAGATCCTGATTACACGCTTAATAACTTTCAAATATATACTAGTCCAAACGGTATAAGTAATTGGACTGAGTTTATAACAGCATATACAATAACTTATATAGAGCAAGGTTATAAAACAACTAGTAGGATAACATTAGCAGCTGGACAATCAGCAGGTACTTATATAAAAGTACAATTAAAAGAAGGTGCTGTTGAAAATAATTATGGTGGTTATGAATATATAAAACTAAGAGAAATAATAAACAACTTTATAGTTGGATATGTAGGTCAAGATAAATTAATACCTAGAGTTAATAGAACAGATGTTATTTTTCATGCTAAAAGAGGTTTGCAAGAGTTTAGTTATGATACTTTAAAAAGCATAAAATCTCAAGAATTAACAATACCAGATAGCCTTTCATTAACAATACCGCAAGATTATGTTAATTATGTTAAATTATCTTGGGTGGATGGTAATGGTGTAAAACATACTATATATCCTACACAGCTAACAAGTAGTCCATGGGAAGCACCGGTTCAAGCAGCTGATGGTGAAATAGTACAAGATAATTTTGGAGACAACATTGAAGGTACTCCACAGATAAATGAAAAATGGCAAAAATCAAACCCAAGTAATATAACAGGTTTATATCCTAATGATTATACAAATCCAGATTTATTTATGTATGATTGGTGGGGTGAGCCCGGCGGACCTTTTGCTTGGTATGGTCAAAGATATGGCGGTGATCCAGTAAACATGCAAATGAACGGTTGGTTTAATATTGATTATAAAAGAGGTACTTTTAATTTTTCAAGTGATTTAAGTCAAAAACTTATTATATTAGAATATATTTCTGATGGACTCGCATATGATTTAGATACTAAAGTTCCTAAGCTAGCTGAAGAAGCTATGTACCAACATTTACTATATAGTATAATGTCAACTAGAACAGCTACCGCAGCTATTGCGCCACAATATAAAAAACAAAGATATGCAGCTTTGCGTAATGCTAAAATTAGATTATCTAATATTAAGTTAGATGAAATCGTACAAGTTATGCGTAACAAATCTAAATGGATAAAACATTAATACATGGCACAGATTAAAAATGCTTTTTTAAAAGGCAAAATGAATCAAGATCTTGACTCTCGTATTATACCTAACGGTGAATACAGAGAAGCCATAAACTTACAAATTAGTAGATCTGAAAGTGACACTGTAGGTGAGTTTGAAAATGTATTAGGTAATACAGAATTGTTTGACACTGGTGGTAGTAAAAAAATAATAGGTTATGTTACTAATGAAAGTGAAAATATAATATATGTTTTTGCAACAGATTATAACAATGCGGCAGGTGTTAGAGCTACTAATTCTGCTAATATGGGAATATATAGGTATGATGTTGATGCTGACAACTTAACAACACTAGTATCTGGTTATTTTTTAAATTTTAATCAATCGTTTCCCATACATGGAGCTAATTTAGTTCAAGAGCTTTTATTTTTTACAGATAATCTAAATCAACCTAGAAAAATAAATGTAAACAAAGCTTATGCTGATAGTAGTCATTATAGTAATGAAGATCAAATATCTGTAGCTAAATTTTATCCATGGGATAAAATAAAAATATATCAAGAGTTTGCTACTAGAGCTAACGGAGCAGTAAACAATAGTCCAACACTAGTGATAGATGATAATACTAGTAACGTTTTACCAGGAGATGTTTTAGTTAATCAAGAAAGAGGAACTACTTTTAATGCTGTCTCAGATATAACAGATTTAATAACAATATTAGGTATAGTTGATGCAAATACGGTGATATTATCAAAAGCTATAACAGTTAGTAGTGGAGAGAAATTAAAATTTATGAGAGTAACAGCTCAAAATAAATCTAATCCATACCTAGCTAATCACACTACGCCTAGTGTTTTAGCCAACAAAATAGACAACGCTGCTAAAACAATAACATACACACAGGCTCGTAGTGAAGCAATACCTAGAGTTGGTGATTCAGTTGTTTGTACTACTGTAGGTCAGGAGACAAAAATACCAGCTGGCACAACAATAGTTGGCGTAGCTGCTAATTATGCTACACTTACTACTTGGGAATATGTTATAACTGTTTCAAAAACAATGACTTTTGCTCAACCTAATACACCAGTGGCTTTACGTATAGGAGACAATCCTTTTTACGATGCTAATTGGAAGGGCGATGCAGCTTTATTAAACGATAAATTTGTAAGATTTAGTTATAGGTATCAATTTGAAGATAATGAGTATTCATTAATGGCTCCGTTTTCACAACCTATATTTATTCCTAAGCACCACAGTGAATTTGGTGCTGGACCACAAACTGACAACACAAAAGGACCTTTAATAGGAGACATGGATAATACTTATAAATCTACTATAATAAATTGGTTTGAAAACAATGTAGATAATATAAACTTAAGAGTTCCTACTTATTATAGAACACCTGCAGATATACAAACAGGATTAAAAGTTACAGCAATAGATGTTTTATATAAAGAATCAGACGCTTTAGCTGTTAAAGTTTTAGACACAATAGAGTTGAGTTCTTTACCTCAACAAGGTGCTTTTCCAAATTTAGTATCTAATGATTTAGTTTATGGAGCTAACGTATCTTGGTATTATTATCAATATCAATATAAGTCTTCTAAGCCATATAAAACATTACCAGAAGGTCAAACAACAAGAGTATATGATAAAGTTCCTATAAAAGCTTTAGGTCAAGAATTAATAAGTAATAGAGTTGTTTATGGAAACTATGTTGATAAGCATACTGGTCCTGATTCTATAGATTATAGCGTTAGTGTTCAAGAAAAGTCTGCAAAATTTAATAATCTAGTAGAATATCCCTACCACACGTTAAAACATAATAGAACTTATCAAGTAGGTTTTATATTAGCAGATAAATTTGGTAGACAATCAGATGTAATTTTATCATCTTATGATAATGATCCTACAACAGAAGGTTCTACTGTTTTTGCTTCTTACAAAACTAGAGCTGAAGCAGCTGCTGGCGGTGCTGAACCTGTATTTGATTGGATAGGTGATGCTTTGAATATTAGGTTAAACACTCAAATAGGCGTGGTAGCAAACCCACCTTCAGCATCTGGAGAACCTGGAATATATAGCACAACTAATCCGCTAGGTTGGTATTCATATAAAATAGTTGTAAAACAACAAGAGCAAGAATATTACAACGTTTATTTACCTGGTTTTGTAGCAGGTAATCCTATAAAAACTGGTAACACAGAATCAGAAAAATATTCGTATTCTATATTATTAAGTGATAATATAAATAAAGTACCTAGAGATTTACAAGAAGTAGGTCCTAATGATACAGACTTTGCTAGTAGTGAAATATTAACTATTAGAGTAAATAATCCTAATATAAACAACGCTGCTGGTAGACCAGCTGGTTTTCCACAAACAGAAGATCCTTGGAATAATCAATATTATCCTAACTTTTTATCACAAGAAGTTTTAGCTATTGGAACAGTTAGAGATTTAGAAGTTGCTGCGATACCTTTTGTAGCGAATGCTCCTCAAGGACCTTATGGTGCTACTGGAACTATTGAAGCTCCAGCAGGAACTATAACACCTACAGCTATAGGTTCGATACCATGGGGAGCTTCTCCAGGTATACAACCTTTTTACAACTCTGATTTAAATCCATTTGTAATGAAAATTGATACTACTGAAAACGGTGGTACTCCAATAAACGCTGGAACTACAATACCTGGTCAAATTGGTGCGGAATGTTCTTCTAATATTCCTGGTAGCGGGCAAAAACTAATTACTATGCAACCGTTTTTAAGTGTTGCGGAAACTAAACCTGTTTTTTCTAGACTTGGTTTATTTTATGAAACAAATCAAGTAGGATTAATATCTAGACTTAATGAGGTTATAAATGCTCAGTTTGGTGGAGCAGTTACAACAGAGGTTACTAATTTAGACTTTGGTGAAAACTCTGCTCCAAACACACAATTAGGTTCTTGGAACGATGGTACTCAACAAACAACTGGTACTAATTGGAATTTTGTAGATGGTGCGGGTGCTCAAATAACCACAGGTACTATTACAGCTAGTATATTAAAAGTAGAAGATCAAACAGGCGCAGACAGAACTAATGAAAATTTATTTAGATTAGCGGGTCCAGTTGGTGGTAATAAAGAATTTCAAATATTTACTAATTCAGCTGCTCAAGGTAGTGCTGATAAATATTTTTGGTATAGTACTAATTCAGCAGATCCTGGTAATTCAACAGATATTTACACGTTTACGTTTACTGTAGATTATAACGATGGCGCTAGTGATTATAATTCTACTGTATCAGGTTTAACAGCTACACTTCAAAATTGTGTTCCAACATTTGGTAACTGTAGTAACCCAAGCGCTGGTTCAATAACTACAGGTAGCACAACTATAAAAACATTTACAGGTGGAACTAATGGTAGTGTTGACACTACGGGTACTCCTGCGAATAATACTAGAGAACTAGTATATAGTTTAGATCCTTCAAACTCAACAGCTATACAGAATATCTTTAGTGTTAGTAGCGCTGGGGTATTAACCGCTGGTGTAGGTCAATTAGTTCAAAACACAACATATACAGTAGTAACTAGACTAACAGACGTTGCTGGTAATGGTGAGCATAGCACTTGTAGTATTACTTTTACAGCTGGTACTCAGCACGTGCCAAGAGCAATATGTAATGGACAAACTAGTAGTTTCCAAGCCGACTGTACTCAATCTATACAGTATTTATTTTTAGCTACCGCATCAAATCCAGTTGGAACAGAAGTTCTTTCAAGTTCTCTTACACTTAATGGTACTGGTTTAAACCATGCTACTAGTAGATTATATGTTGGAACTGGTACAAGAAAAGTTTATAATGTTAGAGCTAACGCCGCTGCTGGTTCAACAACAGGTGCGTTAACACAAGGTGTTATGAGATTAACACCAACATTAACTGTTACGTCTGGAACTGGTTCAGCTACTACTTATGTTAGTTTACAATATAGACCAAACGCGTCATCATCTTGGACTAATGCTACGGATACAGCTGGTAATACTATTTCATACAATAGACAATTAGCTGCTAGTAATGGATTTCCTGGTACGGTTACATACGATGTTAGTGCTGTTGGTGAATATAGAATATTCAATGATTTCACAACAGGTGAAATATGTCAAGGAGGAGGAGCAGCTAATTTTAAGGTTATATTTGGTGATGCAACTTACGGTACTAGTAATTGTAACGCTGGACCATTGTAATAATGAATAAAAACAAGTAATACTAATAATATGCCTGTAACTATAGAAATATCATATTTTAACTCATTTTATGTGAAGAAGTTGCAAAACTCAGATCCAGGAAGCGTGATAGTTGCAGTTGGTAATCCAAATACTAATCCACAGTGGCCAGGTCCTACAGCCGATCAAGATCAAGACTGGTATATAGAAGAGTCTAGAATTAGAGGCGGTTACAATAACACTAGTTTAGATTTTGGTGTAAAAGCATATATAGTTGAAGAACAAGATAAACAAACTAGAAGACAAAATTCTTTAATATATTCAGGTATATTTAATTCTAGAACAGGTATAAATCAAACAAATCAATTTAGTGTTGCAGAAGAAATAACTAGATCTGTAGACCCAGTAGGTGGATCAATACAAAAGTTGTTTGCTGAAGATACTAATTTAACTATATTTCAAGAACGCAAAGTTAATATAGCATTGATAGATAAAGACGCTGTATTTACAGCTGAAGGTCAACCAATAACGGCGAGTAGTAACTTAGTTATAGGTCAAATTACACCTATATTAGGTAACTGGGGTATTAGTAAAAACCCAGAATCTTTTGCTTATTATGGTTTTGATAAATATTTTACAGACAGATCAAGAAACGCTGTATTAAAACTAGCGGGTAATCAAATAGAAGAAATATCTAACACAGGTATGACAGATTTCTTTAGAGATCAATTAGCTGCTATAGGTTTATCATCTACAGGTAAAGCGGTAGGTGGATATGATATTTATAATAACAACTATGTATTATCTTTACATGGTTCAACTTATAAGTTTAATGATTCTGATAACTCTGCTTACAAAACACTAGCATACGATGCTAAAATACAAGGTTGGACTGGTTTCTTTAAATACAAACCAGATCAAATATTTAGTTTACAAGGTCAGTATTATACATCTTTTGGTCCTAAAGTATACAAACATTATACTAATACTGATAGAAACAACTTCTATGGAACTAAAGAACCTTCTCAGATTAAATTTATATTTAACCCTGAGCCACAAACAATGAAAACATTTAAGACTGTTAGCTATGAAGGTAGCAATGGTTGGGAAGCGATTTCTATTATATCTGAAAACACAGGCGCAACGCCAAGCGGTACTAATCACGCTGATACTGGTGCTCGTATATATAGTTATGATGAAGGCGCTTACGTAGAAAATAACATACAATATAGAGCTGGTTTTTATAGAAAACAAAATAATTACCAAGCTTCAATAATAAACAATACTTCAACTCCTATGGCAGGTGAAGTAGTATTTGGTAACTCAATGACGGGTATAAAAGCTTATTATGCTACCGTTACATTAAGTACTGATGCTACTACAGATAATGGTGGTTTAAAACAATTATTTGCTGTGGGTTCTGAATATATAACAACTAATACTCAATAATATGCCAGGTCCAGCTTTAATATCAGCAGGCGTTAGTGTCATTGGAGGGCTAATAGGTGGTGGTGCAGCTAGACGTAGAGCTAGAGCAGCTGCTAGAAAAGCTAGAGCTCTACAAAGAAAACTAACAGATTTAGAAAACAATAGGCAAGCTATAATAAATCCTTTTGATCAGTCAACTAATTTAGCTAGTATGGCTCAAGATCTATCTGGACAATTAAGTAATCCCTATGCTAACTTAGGAGTAGCTACACAAGCTGCTGAAATGAAAGCAGAAGAAGCTGATATATCATTAGCAAATACATTGGATACATTAAGAGCAACAGGCGCAGGTGCTGGTGGTGCAACTGCTTTAGCACAAGCCGCTTTAAAATCTAAAAAAGAAGTAGCATCATCTATTGAAACTCAAGAAGCTGATAATGAAAAATTAAGAGCTCAAGGCGAACAACAATTGCAGCAGGCTAAAATGCAAGAGCAACAAAGAGTACAGCAACTTGCTATTAGTGAAACCGGTAGATTTCAAGATAATCAAGCTAGAGGTAAAGAGTTTGCATTTAATGCTAGAGAGTCTAGAGAACAAGGTAAAATTAATAGAACAGCTGCTCAATTACAAAATGCTCAAAATCAAATGGCACAAGCTAAAGCTGATAGATCTAGCGCTTTAACAGGTATGTTTAGTAGTTTAGCAAATATAGGTATAGCTGAAATAGGTAAATAGTAATAATATGAGACTAGATAATAAATACGTAAATAAAACAATAAAAGAATATTCTCAAAGCGACGCTATTGGTTTTAAAATAGATGCATTCAAAGAGTCTGTTAATGGTGGTAGTTTACAAGATACTCCAGCGGTCGACGCTATGTATCAAGGTACTAGTCAGGAATATGCTGATTTAACACAAGCTTTAAAATCTGGTAAAATATCAGGAGATGAAGGTCAAATAGCTCAAAATAGATTAAGAGCTTTAGATCAAGCACCTGGTGTTACTAAAAACTTTTTAGAAAATTTATATTCTGTATTTGATGGTACAGAAGAAAAATATTATGATCCTAACAACAACTATGAATGGGCTTTAGCAAATAAAATATTTAAAGGTGCTCCAGGTTTTGGAGAAAATCAAGGTTATAGTGTTGAAATGAAAATGAAAGAAGATGGATCACAAGATTTAATTGCTTATGGTAAACCTTTTGATGGTGGTGAGTTTGTAGTTAATAGTGCATCGCTAAATGATATGCTTGAAGCAGGTATAGAACCTGTTTCTGTAACACCGGATATACCTACAGACATGCAAGCTGTTGCTGCTGGTTCAGGTATATTTGAAGACAGTATGATTGAAGGAGATAAATTAAAACCTAGTGCTTTGTTAGATATAGATACATATGCGTTAAGAGGACCAGGAGGTGAATTTGAGTTTGAAGAAGTTCAAATAAATGATAAACAAAAAAGAAAGTTTCATAAATTTGATAAAGATAAAATACTACAAAAAGTTGATCCATTTTTAAGAGCTGAAATAGCTGGTATAATGGAAAACGAAAGTAGCGCTGTCGCAGCATGGAATATGTTTATTGGTTCTAAAATAACAGGTGAAGAAGATGCTCAAAGAGAAATAGACGCTACAGCAGGTGACAACAGTTGGTCTTACGATATATTGCCATTAGACGCTAAACATAAAAGAGATTTTTATGAAGGATATAAAGAATATTTCTTTGATAATTATTTAAAAGCATTTACACAAAATATAATACCAGAAGGCGCCGCAGGTGCAATACAAAATATAGGTACTCAAGAAGTTAAAGATCAACCTAAGACAACAACAGATCAGTTGAAAGATATTAGTTCTCAACAAAAACAACAACCACAATCTGAAGCATTTAAAAGATTCATGCAAGATTTAAACGCATTATAACATGACAGATTATAAATCAGCGCTTCAATCTGCACTTGACTTATATCAAAATTTTGAAATAGATCAAGCTCAATATATAGAAGCTCTTGAAGCAATAAAATTAAAATTCCCAGATGAATTTGAAGAAGGTTATCTTCAAGCAGCTAAAGGAGATGAAAGCGCGGTTTTAGGTGAACGTAATCCTGATGCTAAAACAAAGGTTGAAGTAGGTGAATTAGAAATGATAGACACAGATTCAGGTCAAGAGACGGTAGTAATGTCTACTGAATATGATCCTATGCTAGATGAAGATCCTAACGAGTTTACAAACTATGTTGATTTCAGTAAGTATTATGATAAATATGGTCCACAAGCAAAAAAATATAGAAACTGGTTAACAGCTCCTTCTTATAATTATCCTATTACTGAAAACGATGCTATTTATAACTCAATAGCAGAAGAAGGAATTTATAGAAAAGGTGAATTACCTAGTCAAAAAGAAATAATGGATGCTATAAAAAACAATGATAAAGAGTTTTTTATAAAATATAATTTAGATAGAAAAAAATTATTAGAAAGAGCAAGAGAAATACAAGCCGATTACAATAGTTACATAGAATATGCTCCTGATAAACAAGGTGATTATGATGGCGCGGTTTTAAAATTGTATGAATTTACTGATGCAGAAAGAAAGTTATTAAACAAAGCTGATATTGATCCTGATTTGTTTGTAGAAGAACAAGGTGTTGACTTAATGGATAAGACAGAGGATTTTAAACTTAAAATAAGAGCATTAAGAATAGCAGCTGAAGACGAATCATTAAGTGATGAAGAAAGAAGGCAATTAGAAGACAGAGCTGATTATTTAGAAAACACAATATTAAAAGAAGGTAATGAAAATGTTGGTTATGATTTTTTAAGAAAAGCAATACATGATGCTACTTATGCTCCTGATCTTTTCAGTCAAGAAGGATTGGCAAACGCTGGTAATAAATTTGTAAAAACAGTTTTAGATATTGGAGGTGGAGTACTTAGGTTTGATAATTTTATGAATAAATTATACATGCAAAGTTTCTATGAAAATGAATTAAATGATATAGAAAAGAAATATGCAGGAGATGCTAGTGCTGAAGCTAAAGCTATTAATGATTTTGTAAGAAATACACCAGCTGGTCAATTAGAACAATTTATGACGCTTCCATTAACTGCAATTGAAGAAGTTATAGATAAAGTTTATAATGATGGTACACAACCTAAAATGACTCTTGCTAATTTCTTTGTAGATATTGCTGATAACATGGATGATGCTGCGGATGCTTTAGATGAAAAAATATTTAAATATGAATTAGGTGTTTCTCAAACATTTAAAAACGCAAAAAGTTTAGGCGGTGCATTTGATGCTTTAGCTAATATGACGTATGAAATAATAGGTTCTTTACCTTATATGGCTACATCAGCTACAGGAGCTGGTGGTTTATTTGTTATTGGAGCTTCTACAGCTGCAGGTGGTGAATTTTCAGAAAATGAAGAAGGTGCTGAAGCATATAGAAAACTAATTGAACTTACTAATGCTTATAAAAAAGGCGAAATATCAGAAGAAGATTATAATACACAAAAAGCTGCATTAGAAACACTTATGAAAAATGCAGATATAAACTTTACTAATCTTGGTCACCATGCTCTTATAGGTGTAGCGAACAGTGTGCTAGAAAGATTTTCTGGTAGATTAGGTAAACAATTATTTAATTCATTAGGTGGAGCTTCAAAAAGAGAAGTTAGAAAAGGTTTAACTAGTTATTTTACTAAAATTATAAAAGACAGCGGTGGTGAAGGTATAACAGAGGGTATACAAACTGGTATTGAAATATTATCAGATCATTATTTAAGAGGTAATGCAGCTGATTTTGAAAAAGCGTTCACACAAGTACTTGATGCGACTATTATAGGTATGGGATCAGGTCTTGGTGCTTCAGGTTCAGGTAGCAGTATTGATGTTGTTAGAAACGCTGTTACATATAGAACAGAAAGTAACGTTATAAAAAACTCTGGTAAAAATGATAGTGCTGAATTATTTGATCCTACAGCTAGACAAAGTGATCCTGATTTAAATACAACTCAAGAAATAAATATACAACCAGTTAGTACATCACAAATACAATTTGTAACAATACCTAATAGTGATTTAAGATTAAATGCTGATTTAGATGTTAAAATAAAAAATGAAGAAATAACTGTAGCAGAAGCTAATGTTATAAAAAATGAATATAGGCAGGTACAAGGCGCGGTAAATATATTAAAGAATACCACAGGTGGAGCCGTAGCAGCGACAAATACAGAAGCTGTTGGTTTAATGGTAGAAAAGAAAAATTTAATTGATGAAATAGCTAAGTTAAAAGAGGTTAGTCCTGAAGCAGCGGTCGACGCTCAAAATAGATTAGATGAAGTAAATGCTAGATTAGGTGAAATAGTAAAAGAGTCTACTAAACAAAACAAGAAAAAAAAGAAAAGTAGTGTCGCAATGATGTCATTAGTTCCTGGACTAGAAAATTTAGTTGGACAAGACACACCTGCTCTTTTTGATTTAGATGATGTTACAAATAAAGAAAGAAGAAAACGAGAAGAAGAAGATGGTATAAATGAAACTTTATTAAGTACTATTAAAAACCCAGACTCTAAACCAGCTGATGTTAATCAAGCAACTGACGCATTGATAGAGAATAATCTACCTTTATATTATAAAGCTGTAGGTTTTGATACTAAAAGAGGTGATATATCTGGTAAAGCTGTAATGGATGCTATACGGCCTAGATTAGGACCAATAATTAAAAACTTTGATCCTTCAAAAGGTGTTACATGGAGTACATACGTAACTGATTCACTTAATAAGAAAAGACAAGAAATATATAGTGAAGCTGGTATTGGTCAACAAAATATTAGTTTAGATGCTGAAGGTGCTATGCAAGTAGCTGATACGCAAAGCGAACAAGACACACAACAAGATATACCGCAAAGACCTAAAGTATATCCTTCACAACTAGAAGCTGTAGCAAAAGTTCTTACACCTGAAGTAAGAGAAACACAAAATGTTAAAGTAAAAGACGAAATAATAAGATCAATTAACGATAAAGGTGTTGATCCTAAAGCTGTAGCTACAGATCTTATAGGTAAGACTAGAGAAAAAGAAATTAGAAACGTTATTAAAAGTGCTGTAGGTAGATTTGGTTCACCAAAATACAACCAGTTTGTAGATGACGTTGTAAATCAAGACTTTATAAATTCACTACCAGTGTCTACTATAAAAGGTAGATTTGGTAAGTTATTTGGTATTGAAGAAATTAGTAAAACACCTACTAAAAACGTAAGAGAAGGTAAAAAGGATTCTAACTTTAAAAAGCAAGTATTTAGAATACCTCAAACAACACCTGAAAAACTACAAGAAATAAAAGATTATTTTAAAGCTAATGAAAAAAGATCACAGTCTTTATTTAGCATACTTGCTGAAGGTGCAATTGTAGAAGAAGTACAAACCATGCGAGGTGATACTGAGTTTATGAATAAACTAAACGATGTATTAGAGTTAAAAGGTTCTGAATTAAATGCTGAACAGTTTATGGATCAGTTACAAAAAGATGCTGATCAACGAACTAAAGAAGATACTTCATTAGATATAGTTGAAGATGTTATAGCTAGTATTGATAAGATAATAGAAAAACTTGAAGCCTCAGGTCCTGAAACTGGTACACTTAAGTTAGATCTTTCGTTTGGCACAATAGAATTAGCTAGAAAAGCAGCTATTAAATTCTTTAAAACTTTAAAATCTTTATTAAACAAAGGTATTAGTTTTGTTAAAGCTAGAAACCAAGCGCTAACAGAAGTTGAAAATAATTTAGAACTTACTGCTCAAGAGAAAAAAGTATTTAGAGAACCTACTGATACAATTACAGAATCTGATATTAGATCAGGTGAAGCTGATACTAAAATTGAAGATGGTGTTAAAAGAGTTGTAAAAGTTAAATATGAAAACTCTGCTAAGAGCCAAGTAAAATATGTTAAAGATAAATTAAAAGATAAAAATTTAACTAGAGAAGAAAAGCGAAAAGTTTTAGAAGATTTCTTTAAATACGTAAGTCCTACGTTTCAAAAAAATACAAAAGATCACGGCTTGTGGGAAGGTGATGCTGCTAGAGAAAGCTATAAATATTGGAGCAAAGAGTTTGGCAATATAAAAAAGTATGGGTTTACAACAAATGGTTCTATAAAACTAGATGGTAAAAAAATATTTACTCCAGGACCAGCCAGACCATTAACTATTAAGAATAAAATTAGAGATGTTTTTGCTAAAGGAGGCACTAAAGGTGTTATAGAATATTTAGAAGACAATATTGCTGATAAAGATCTTAGTGCTAGAGAAAATAAAAGAGCTGTTGTAGATCAAATAGGTAATTTATTAGAAGCAGGAGATACACAAGCTGCTTTAGATTTAATAGATATAATGGGTAATGCAAGTGAGTCTGCATTAAGATTAGCTGGAACCGTAAGATCAGTACAAAAAAACAGCGGTGAATTAACTTATGAGCATACGCCACCTATACTTACATTAAGAAATAAAATTAAAAAAGCTATTGAAAGCGGTGGTGATGTAACTGATATAAAAAATAAAATAAGTAAAATATTAGACACTAGTAGAGTAGATTTTATTGATACTAAGTCTGCTGATAAACTTGCTGAAATAGGTAGAAAAACAGAAGGTGAAGATTTAACTAGATATGAAGGTGTAATACCTGCTAAAGATTTAGTAGAAATAAAAAGATTACAACCAGAAGCATTAACAGAATCTGAAACAAAAGCTAAAGGTAAAATAGCCAATACAGCTTCTGATATAGTTAGTGATAAACAAACAACAGTTGAAGTTAAACAAACATTAGTTAACTCACAAGATGCTAGAAACAAAGCTCAAGAGGTAAAAAAAGAAACTAAAGGTTTAAGTGCTTTTGACTTTGATGATACACTAGCATTGACAAAAGAAAAAGTAATATATACGCTTGATGGTAAAACAGGTGAATTAACCGCAGGTGAATTTGCTGTTCAAGCAGAAGACTTAGCTGCTCAAGGAGCTGAGTTTGATTTTAGTAATTTTGAAAATGTAGATTTATCTACATTAGAGGGTCCAATGGTAGATGAAGCAAGGAAAAAACAAAAGAAGTTTGGACCAAAAGATATATTTGTTGTAACAGCTAGACCTAACGCGTCTGTAGATGCTATACACAGGTTCTTAAAAGGTATTGGTTTAAATATACCTAAAGCAAATATTACAGGTTTAGGTAACGGTGAGCCACAAGCCAAAGCTGATTGGTTTTTAAATAAAGCAGCTGAAGGTTATAATGATTTTTATTTTTCTGATGACTCATTGTTAAATGTTCAACAAGTTAAAAACGTATTAGATCAAATAGATGTTAAATCTGAAGTACAACAAGCTATTGCTTCTAAAGAACAAACCTTAGATGAAGAGTGGAATAAACAAATAGAAGAAGTATACAGTGTAAAAGCAGGTGAAACAATAAGTGATGTAAGAGCTAGGTTAGAAGGTAAGAAAAAAGACGGTGGTTTAATTAAAAGAATAGGTAAACAATTTACAATTACTGCGTCTGCAGCAGACTTTTTAGGTTTATTATATAGCGTTGCAGGTACAGGTAGGCAAGGTGATAGACATTTAAAATTTATTGATGACCACTTAATTAAACCTTATAACAAAGCTGAGCAAGAATTATTATCAGCTAAAGTTACAATAGCCGCAGATTTCGCTGCTCTTAAAGATGCTTTTCCAAACATAAGATCTAGAAAAAATAAACTAGGTATACCAAGAAATCCATTAACTGATCCAATAGGAGTTGGTCCTTATACTAAGTCTCATGCTGTAAGAGTTTATTTATGGAGTAAACAAGGAACTGAAATACCTGGTATTGATCAAAAAGATATAGATGCTTTAGTTGCAGCTGTTGAAAATGATTTAGAATTATTACCTTTCGCAGAGAATATTTTATTAATTCAAAAAGGTGATGGTTATCCAGCACCAAAAAATTCATATTGGGTAGGTGGAAATATAGCTTCTGATATAATGAATGGTTTAGATACTACGTATAGAGCTGAGTTATTAACAGAGTGGAAGCAAAATGTAGATATAATATTGTCTGATAAAAACCTAAATAAGTTACAGTCTATTTTAGGTAGCAAATGGGTTGAAGCTATAAAAGATTCTATAAGTAGACAAACACGTGGTAGTAATAGACCTATATTTGAAGGAAGTGGTTCTCGTCAAGTCAACGATATGCTTGATTGGCTTAACGCTTCTGTAGGTGCTGTGATGTTCTTAAACATGCGTTCTGGTTTATTACAATTAATATCTAATGTAAACTTTATAAATTGGGGTGATAATAATATATATAACGCCTCTAAAGCTTTTGCTAGTAAAGAATACGTACCTACTGTATTAAAGCTTATGAACTCTGATTATCTTGTAAATAGACGTGATGGTTTAAAGATAAATGTAAATGAAGCTGAATTAACAGAAGCTGCTAATAAAGGTGGTATACAAGGTATGATCAGTTATCTACTTGATAAAGGTTTTGTTATAACTAGAATTATGGATAGTTTAGCTATTGCTACTGGTGGTGCTACTTTCTTTATTAACAGACAAAAATCTTTATTAAATAGAGTAAATGAAAAGACTGGTGAACTATATACACCAGCAGAAGCAGAAACTAAAGCATTTGATGATTTTTATGCAATAGCAGAAGAAACACAACAGTCAAGTAATCCTAGTAAAATATCATCTCAACAAGCTAGTTATGGTGGTCGTTTACTATTGTCTTTCCAAAATGTTACTATGCAGTACAATAGAAAGACTAAAAAGTTTATACAAGATCTTTACAACAGACGTAGAAGACCAGGTATGACTCAGCGTGAAAGTGATTTAAGTAATATATCAGGTGTTATATACTATGTAGGTGTACAGAACTTAATATTCAATGGGTTACAACAAGCTTTATTTGCTACACTATTTGATGATGATGATGAATATAAAAAAGAACAAGGCAAAACAGCTAGAATAGCTAACGGCATGTTAGATTCATTATTAAATGGATTAGGTTTTGGTGGAGCTATTGTATCTACAGTTAAAAACTTAGGTATGAGATTACTTAGTGAAAGTGAAAAAGAAAGTCCTAAATATATCGATGCTGTAGATACTGTGTTTGATGTATCACCTGTTTTAGATGCTAAAATTAGAAAATTAAAATCAGCTGCTAAAACTTTTGAATGGAATATGGAAGATATTAAAAAGAGAGGTTGGAATTTAGAAAACCCAGCTTATTTAGCTGTATCACAAATAGTATCAGCTTTTACAAATGTGCCTGTTGATAGAGTATTAAGAAAAGGTATGAATATAGCTCAAGCATTTGATGAAGAAACTAAAGCTTGGCAAACAATTGCGCTATTAATGGGTTGGTCAGGTTGGAACGTAGATTTACCATATTGGGGACTGGAAAGTACTATTAAAAGAGAAGCTGAAGAAAAAGAAAAATTTATGGAAAAATATAAAAATGATGTCCGTAAATTTAAAAGCCAAGGATTTACTAAAAGAATACCTTTTACTGGTGCAAAAGCTTTACCAAAAGGAGGCAAACCAGAAGGTAAACTTGGTGTTGATTACATAGCCATAGAAAGATATGATGGCAAAATACAGTATTATATAAAACCTAAAAAATGAAAGAAAAATTTAAAAAATTCGTAGACAAACTACAGAAGGCTTGGAACAAGCTTTTATATAAATTAATGTTTAAAAAATATAAATAAATGAAAAATTTAATTACAATCTTGTTTTTATCACTATGTTTAACAGCTAATTCACAGGAAAAATGTGTAACGGTTAAAGTAGAAAAAATCGAGGACTACCGAGTAAGAATTACTAAAACTGATACATGTAAGAATATTGTTACAGTAACTACTATGTTAGAAAAAGACTGGAGATCTCGTAAAAATAAAAGAAAAAAACTTAAAAACAAAAACAATGATCAATGAAACAACTAATCCTTGTCCTCTTTGCGGCGGTTATTGCGGTATCTGCTAACGCGCAAGAAAAGAAAAAATTATTTAAAGACTTTTTAAAATACAGTACTATATATGTCTCTGGTGATATTAAAAATTCAAAAGAAAATGCGCCTAATTATTTTGTACGTACAAATCCTAATGGTAGCTTGTATGATGTGCCTGTCGTGGTTGACGGAACAGACTACTACGAACATGATTATCGCTATGGATTCGGTATACGTAAAATTGCGAGGTTTGATTATGAAATAAAAGGTAAACAATACTATGATGGTACTGAATCTAACGTGTCTATGACGGCTCCTAATTCAGCCATTAAAGGTTTTGAATATGTATTTCATACTGAAAAAGAAAGAGTCAGAGATGACGTTTTTAAAAATCATAGATATTTTCTAAAACACAGTGGAAAATATCATATAGCAAAAATAGAAAGCAGAAAACAAGGTAAAATTAATTTTGATTATAAGTCAGCTGAGATCAGAGCTAAATTACCTATTGGAAAGAAATTTTCGTTGAGTGCAGGCGCCATTTATAGAACTCATGAGCGTCCTTATGGTTATAATCCAGTAGAGATTTGGTTAAATGAAACTAATGAGGACGGTTATGCTATGAATCCATGGTATACACTTGGTTTTTATTATGGATATGATGACATATACTATACATATGAAGATGATTACACAGGTGAAACAGTTTCTGATTGGTATTGGATAAATCCTCAAGGTGAAACTGTAGCTTATACGGATTTACAGTTTAGACAAACTGTATTCACTGATCTTATGAATCGTTATAATGAAGAAGTATGGGAAGAAATTGATGCGTTTGGGGTTATATCACCTATCATCGGTTTTGACTATTACCATTATAAAAATAACTTTTGGCTTCATGCTTATGGATCTTATTTACCGCCGCTTCATAACTATGTAAAAGGTGATGAGGCGTTTAGTTATCACAATAGAAACAATTGGGGTCTTGGTGGATTGCGTCAAGATGCAGAAAAAGAACAATGGGAAGATTATCAAACCGGTGTTCAATTTGGTTGGAAACTTAGCAAAAGCATAGGGTTGTTTGTGGAAGGCGAATATACTAAGTTTTGGGATAGTAAGATATATAATAGTTCAGTAGGATTAAATATAACACTAAAATAAAATGGCAAAGCAAATAGGTGAAGAAACTAAAGTAACGTTAGATCTTAAAACAATAGGTATGATAGTGGGTTTTGTAATAATGATTGCTGGTATGTGGTATACATTACAAGCTGATATTGCAGAAGCTAAAGAACTACCTGCTCCTGTTATTGATAGAATCGAATATGATTTAAAAGATGAATTAATTCGTCAAACAATTATGGATACGCAAGAAGATGTTGAAGAAATAAAAGAAACAATTGATAAAATAGATCAACGATTGTACGAGATACAAAAACAAAGATAATGAAATACTTAAATATAATTTTATTATTATTGTCATTTAATTTATCTGCTCAAGAGTGGATAACAGATGATAACTTTGATAATAAAATAAATGAAAGACAAGCTTTTGGTGATGATCAAAACAAACCTGTTATTGTAGAGTTTTACGCTAAGTTTAACGATGCTAATAAGTTTGAGCAATGGTCAGAGTTAAAAGATGTTATATATTATAGAGCAGATATAGGTTTGTGTCCTGCTGCTAAGAAAAAATACAGAGTGCGTATGGCACCAACCCTTATTATATTTAAAGACGGTATAAAAGAAACTGTTTTTAAAGCTGGCTTAGATTTAACTCTACCTGCTGATATAAGTGAAATACAAGAGGCAATAAACGAGGTCAACAAGGCTTCACAATTTTAATAACATGGCATATTCAGAAAAAAAAGAAAAAGGAAAATTAGTAAAAGTTAATAAAGCTGATTACAGAATGGGTGGAACCATAGGTGGTTTAGATTTATTAGGTGGCGGTGCAGTAAAAGGTTTTGTAAAAGGAGCAAAAGGTTTTATTGGTAAAGCAAGACAGTTTTTAGGTAAAAAACCTCCTAAGAAAGGATTTTTTAAACCCATGCATAGAGATGGTAAGGTGTATGATACACAATCTATTAATGATGCTTTTGCACAAAGATTTGGATCGGCTAAACCAAAAGCTAAGCCTGCTAGTCCTAAAAACGTAATAAGTAGTTCAACGGTTGATAGAGCTAGTAGAATGAGAAATATAGAAAGAGGAAATATTGGTAAAACACCTAGATGGGCAAAACCACCTGTTAAAAAATGAAGAAAAGAAAATTAAATAGTAATAATCCTAAATATTATCCACAAGAAGAAGAGTCAAAAGATAGGAAAGAATTAATAGCCACAATACCTTTTGGCAAGAAACGTAAGGTTTATGCTTACGCAGTATTTAATGAAAACTAATAATATGGAAAATATAAGTAAACATATAACTTATGCTGAAGCTATACACTCAAATACAGCTAAGCGTAAAGGTATAGATAATACACCTAACCCTAATCAGTTAGAAAATATGAAAATTACTGCTGAAAAAGTTTTTGAACCACTACGTAGTTGGGTTGGTGGACCAATAAAAGTAAATTCATTTTTTAGATCACCTGAACTTAATACCGCAATAGGTGGAGTTGCTTCTAGTCAACACTGTAAAGGACAAGCAATTGATATTGATGATGTTTATGGTAGAAGATCTAACGCTGAAATGTTTACTTACATAAGAGAAATGCTTGATTTTGATCAAGTAATATGGGAGTTTGGTACAGATATGAATCCTAATTGGATACACGTATCGTATGTTTCAAAAGAAGAAAATAGAAATCGTTGCTTAAAAGCTTATAAAGACGATAGAGGCAGAACAAAATATAAAACAATTTAAACATGGACACAAAAAAAGATAGCATAGCTGCATCAAATGCTTGGAAAAATTTTAAGAAAGGCTACATGGATAGAACAGAACATATGGGTAAACCTATTTCTGCTAAACAAAATAAAGCTGAGTATGATAGAGAGAAAAATGAATTTTACTATGATACTAGTAAAAAGAAAATGAGACTTATTCCTACAGATGATGGTGAGCAAAGAATAACGAAAGGCATACAAAATTGGCAATTAGCTCCTGATATGAAAGCCAAATCACCACTGCAAATGGTTGGTGTACAAAGCCCATTAAATAAAATTAGCGGTCCATGTAAAGCTGCAGCTAAAAAGAAATTTAAAGTGTGGCCAAGTGCTTATGCTTCTGGTTGGGGTGTAAGATGTACTAAAGCTGGTGGACCAAGTAAATACGGCGGCGGTAAGAAAAAATAACATGAACTTATTTAATAACTTCAATATACAGACGTTTAAAAACAAGAAACCTCCTGCGGATAACTCTATGTCTACATTTAAGGAGATAAACGAAATAAACAAAATACCTGTAAATGAAAAGTTTGTAAAATATAATGATGATCAAGAAAAAGTATTTAAAGATATATTTAAAAACAATAATTTAAAATTTCCTGATAAATTATTTAAACAATTAAATAACGATAGTAATCCAATTATTAAAAAATTAAAAAACTATCATAATAGAACTAGACCAAATGGTTTAGCTAGTGGTTTTGGTTTAAACGTAGAAGTAGTTAACATGGATACAGCTAAAACTAAATCATATCCATCGGGTCACTCAGCACAATCTAGACTATTTGCTAAAGTATTTAGTGATATATATCCTAAACACAAACAGGAGTTTATGAAAGCTGCAGATAATATTTCAAAAAGCAGATTAATAGGTAGAGTACATTACCCATCTGATTCACAAAACGGTGTAGAATTAGGTGACGCGCTTTATCAACACTATAAAAATCAAAACAATGAGAGTATTTAACACACCATTTAACTCGCCTTTAAACAACACTGGTGATCCAAGAACAGAAACTAGAACCCGAACAGAACTAAGTAGTGGAAATGTTAGAGATGTTTATCGTGGTGGAGGTAGACCATTTGATTGTGCTAAAGATAAAGACGCAGCGTCAAGATTACAAGGTTGGTTTAACAATATGAATCGAAATTTTTATAGAGGTGCTTTGAATAAGAATCCAAATGTAAAGTGGCAAGAAGTAATGAGGCAAGATGGAACTAAATTTTCAGATTATAGAAGAGGTGTAACAAAAAACTATCAGTTATCAGGTTTAGTACAACAAGACGGTTGGGCAGATGAAAAATATAGAAAATCAGCAGATATGAATATTAAAAGATTTCAACAACAGATGCAGTTTGGAAATACTTGTAAAGCATATGAATTTTATAGAAAGATAAAAACGAACTTTAAAAAAGGTAGACCAGAGGATTATTATTACTCTAAAATATACGAATATCAAGGTGATGAGGATACGTTAAAGAGATTTGAAAAAAGGAATCAAAACCTATTAACTACTATAACAGAACAAAGGCAAATAACAGATAGTGTGAAAGAAAATTTACCTGGATATTTAAAACAATGGGAGGATAATGTAGATGGTATTAGAAGCAAGTATAAAACATATGAAGATTATGTAGTTGCTTCTGAACAGTGGAAAAAAGATAATCCTGGGTGGAATAAAGAAAAAGGTGGTAGTACTACGCCTTGGGTAGAAACTGATAGAAAAACTGAAAAAGTAAACAGAACATAATGGCATACATACAATACAACTCTCCTTTTAAATGTTGGAAAGGATATGAAAGAGTACCCGGCACACAAGCTGGAGCCAAAGGTAGTTGCAAAAAATCATCGCCTCTTAAAAAACAAAAAGGTGGTGGAACGTCAAAAACTTGTTTACCTGCAGCTAAGATCAGAAGTTTATCTAGTGAAAAGAAAAAAGAATTAGTTAGCTCAAAGAAGTCTGCAGCTTCAAGAGGTGCTTACAAAAGATCAAGTAAAACAAATGTAAAGGGTGCTCGTAAAAAAGGAGCTACACTCAGAGACTGGTTTGAAAAAGAAGACTGGAGAAGAGTTGATGACCCTAGTAAAAAATGTGGTGAGTAATGTATAAACAAAAACGTAATCCGTTTCCCGTCACTTCATGTGGTAGAAGAAGAAATCATATGACATCTCCTTTAAATAAAAATGGAGAAAGTAGAGGCGAAGGACATGAATCAGGTAAAAGATTTAAATATGATCCTGCTGATAAAAAAGCATTTGAATCTTTAAACCAAAAAACTAAAGATAGTTTACAGGGTGAAGCTTGGAAATATAATAAACCTTTTTTTAGTCCTAAGTATGGAGTTAATGTAGATCCTGAAGATGGAGTTTTATCTGGTCGACCTGTATATTCAGATGGAACAAAATTAACTTATGATAAAATTGATAAGCCATTTGATAGTCCTGCTAATAAGGCAGAACCAAGACGTACTATTGGTAAAGGTAAGAATTTTAATAAAGTATCTAAAGATAAAAGCGCTACAGGTGGTGCAGCTGGAGGAGGTATGACACAAAAAGGTGTTAATGAATATAAAAGAAAAAATCCTGGTAGTAAATTAAAAACTGCTGTAACTAAAAAGCCATCAGAGCTTAAACCAGGAAG